TTCAAACCAAATAAGAAACAGTTCCAAGCATGGGAATACCTAACAGACGACATACATACTGAAATAGGTTATGGTGGTGGTGCTCATGGTGGCAAATCATATCTCGGTTGTGTTTGGATTGTAACCATGTGTCTAGCATATCCAAAGACAGGATGGCTCATTGGTAGACGAGAACTCACTAATCTAAAGAAAACAACACTCAAAACACTCTTTAAAGCAATGGCAGACTTTGGAATCGTAGAGGGTATGTTTAACTTTAACCAACAGAATAACATAATTACTTTTGGTAATGGTTCTGAAATTTTCCTAATGGACTTGGACTACAAACCAAGTGATCCACTCTATACACGTCTTGGTGGTCTTGAACTAACAGGTGCTTTCATTGATGAATCAAATGAATGTCCTGAAGATGCTATAGGAACACTCAAAACTCGTCTTGGTAGACGTGGAGATCTAAAACCAAAACTACTTGAGACATTCAATCCGTCAAAGAATCACGTTTATAAAAGATACTATAAGCCAAGTGTTGAAAATACCTTACCACCTCATAGGGTTTTTATTCGTGCTTTAGCAACAGACAATCCTTTTACTACAGATCAATACCTAGAACAGTTGCGGAATGGTACAAAGATAGAAGTTGAGCGTCTTTTAAATGGTAACTTCGAATATGACGATGACCCTAATGCACTGATAGACACAGAAGCAATTTATGACTTGTTCACTAATACGATCACAAATACAGATAACAAGTACATGACTGCCGACATAGCACGTTATGGTCAAGACAAGACCGTGATCTATTGTTGGCGTGGCTTAGAGGTCTACAAGGCTTACTACTACGACAAACAAGGACTTGATGTCACAGCACAAAAGATAAAGGAAATAGTCGCTACAGAGCAAATACCGTACTCACACGTCATTATAGACGAAGATGGTGTCGGTGGTGGTGTGGTAGACATGATAAAAGGAGTGAAAGGCTTCATTGCAAACTCAAGACCTTTTGACCTACAAGAAACAAGGTTCGGAAATAGAGTACCTGCCAACTTTTCTAACCTTAAAACACAGTGCTATTTCAAACTTGCAGATCTTATAAACACACATAAGATAGCGGTTAAGATAGATGACGGGTATGTTCGCAACATGATTACCGAAGAACTTCAGTATGTAAAGCAGAAAGACAATGTTTCAGATGGAAAACTCATGCTTATGGCTAAAAGTGAAGTGAAAGAACTTCTCGGACACTCACCTGACTTCTCTGATGCTTTGATGATGAGAATGTACTTTGAATATACTAACCCAGAGGTGGTAACTGCGTTTGATAGAGCAAGGATGATGATAAATAAAAACAATGTTGGCAAATCTTGGAGCGAATAACTTGCTTGATTAGTCAAAAAGTTATATAATAATAATATATATTGCGGTGAAACAGTAAATGGCAAAAAATAATCAACTCAAAATCTTTTCAGAAGTAAACAATATGTTAAATACCTATACTAACGGGTATATAACTCTTGTAGACGGACTGTCATTCTCACCGTATCAAACAATCAAAAAAATAGAGTTTTACACAAACTCACAGTACCTATCTGGTAACAAAGATGAACTAGGACGAGATAAACCTTTTTATAACATCGTGAACTATCGTGTGAACGTAGCAACTCGTGCTACAGACCTTGATGTTAAAGACATTCAAATCACAAGTGATAATCCTCGTTTCTCTAACCTAGCATTTCTTTTTAACCAAGAAGTATATCAATGGATGAAAGAATCTGACTTTTCTATATTCCTAAACAGGTTCGGTAAAACTCGTGCAAAGTATGGTGGTGTTCTAGTAAAGAAATGTATTGTTAAAGAAGCAAAAGAAGAAGATGAACTTGAACTAGAAGTAGTACAATGGAAAAATGTCATTGTTGATCCTATAAACATTGCAGGTGGTACTATCGTGGAGATGCATTATCTAACTCCAAGTGAACTCGCTGAAAAGAAAGATGTTTGGGAAAATGTAGATGAAGCGATGAAACTCATGACAAAGTTGCGAAAGAATACGCAAGGTGGCTACTCACAAACTATTAGTGAACGTATTCCTGTACTAGAGGTACACGGTGAGTTCCCTGAAACCTATGATCCCGAAATTGGAGAAGAGGGTGATCCACTTACCTATAAACGCATGATGTTCATCATTGCAGGACTAGATAAACAAGTACTCCTTTACAAAGAAGATGAAAAAGAAAACCCTTACAAATATCTTTCATGGGAAGAAGTAGCAGGTCGTGGTCTTGGTCGTGGTGTGGTAGAAGACGCTTTCGAAGCACAGCGATGGACTAACGATGCAGTCATATCTGAAAACTCTGCTATGTCTCTTGCAGGTAAAGTCATCGTCATTACAGATAGTGAGAAGATGGGAACAAATGCTATTACTGACCTCGAAAATGGTTCGGTTATTAAAGTAGAAGATGGCAAGACTGCTCGATCACTACAATTACTTCCAAGTTCACTCCCAGAGTTCCAAAACCAAGTTGATAAGTGGAACACACAAGTTGAACGTGCAACAAATACTTTTGACGCTGTTACAGGTGAAACACTTCCATCTGGTACACCTCTTGGTTCTGTAGCAATCCAATCACAACAAGCATCATCATACTTTGATTACAAACGTGAAGAAGCAGGTATATTTCTAACAGAAATCTTTAATGACTGGGTGCTTCCTTTCCTCGCTAAACGAATGAACAAGCCACACATTCTCGCTTCTGAATTTGACGCAGACACACTACGAAAAATTGATGAAGATTTCTCACTTTACAGTGCTAACCAAGAAATCAAGAAATCTATTCTTGCAGGTAAAATAGTTTCTCCTGATGAATACTTCCAACTACAAGACTACTTCAAACAGCAACTCGGTAAAACTGAAAAGAGATTCCTAGATATTCCAAAAGATTACTTCAAAGATTTCGAACCTAAAGTATCTGTAAACATCACTGGTGAACTAGCAAACAAAGACGCTCAAATCAAATCACTTTCATTCCTACTCCAAGTTGTACAAGATCCTGCAGAACGTGCAAAAATCATCACAAGACTTGCAGAACTGTCAGGTGCTATATCTTCAATGGAATTGAACTTGAATGCACCACCACAACAAGGAGACATGACAAGTAATGTTAAAAACGTAACACCGCAAATGGGTGCAGCAGCAGAAACAGCTCAAGCAGTAGTACCACAAGCACAGCAATAATATGAATCCACTTCAAAAGTTCTACATCGATACAGATATGTTCAACTCAGTAAAAGAGCTTATGGTCAAACACCTAGAGTCTTTAGCAATCAAACGTGCTTTCGATGGAACTGAAACTACTGGAATCAAAGAAGCAAACAAGATTATACGAGATGCTTTTGATCAAATAGAAAGAGAATACTCACCCAATAAGAAAACAGAAAACATTTCACAATCAGAATAAACTTTCGGTTATGCTTCCGATCAAAAAGTACCTTATTAACGAGATACCCAACTCATGACAAAGAGGGCTAGTTACATCACCTATGGAAAAAGATGAATCCCTTGACTTCGAGCAAGAGCAACAATTCGAAGAAGAGTTAGACGTAGATACAAGTGTAGATACATCTAGCGACCAGACAGAAGATCAAGTTGATTGGAAGTCTGAAGCACTAAAGTACAAGGCTATTCTTGCACGGCGTGCGAAAAAAAGTGAAGCACCTGTAGCACGAAATACAGATGCTCCACAAGCACCACAAGGTTTATCACGAGACGAAGCAATTCTTTTCGCTAAAGGCTTTGAGGAAAAAGATATTGATTATCTTAACCTCATTGCAAAAGGCAAAGGCGTTTCTATAAAAGAAGCACAGGAAGATGAACTCTTTCAGGCTTACATACAGAAACAACAAGCAGAAAAGAAATCTGCACAGGCTAAACTAAGAGCATCAAATTCTTCAGGTTATACAAAACCTCAAGAGGGCGTAACTCCTGGAATGACTGAAGCAGAACACTTGGCTCTCTGGAAAAAACAAACTGGTGCATAACACTAATTGCGGGGTGTCTTATAAAAAATAAATAAAAATAATTATATGGCATTTCCAACAGGAACAGAATCCTCAACAACACTAGCTAGTCTTATCCCAGCACTTTGGGGAGAAAGAATCAACGATTTCTTCAAATGTGCTCTTGATATTGCTCCTTTCTTCACAGATCGTTCAGCAGAACTTGCAGCAGGTGGCTCAGTACTTTACACTCCAAATCTTACAGAAATGAGTGCTAACGCTAAAGTCAACGCTACTGCAGTTACTCTCAACCAACCTACAGAAACTAAGATCACTCTTACTGTAGACCAATGGTACGAAGTATCTTTTGCTATCGAAGACCGTGAAGCAGCAGTTGTAAAACACTCTTACGCTCTACAAGAACGCTACGCAAAGAACGCAGGCTACACTATCGCTCGAAAACTCGAAAGTGCTATCGCTGCTCTCTTCTCTGGCTTCTCTACAGTCGTTGGTGCGTCAACTACTAACATCACAGACTCAGACATTCGTGCTGCTATTGCAACACTTGAAACTAACTGTGTTGAAGGTATCTATCAAGGTGAAGTTGCATTCATCATGCACCCTAACACTATCTGGCGACAACTTCAGAACATCGACAAATTCTCATTGGCTATCAACTCTCCTGTAAACGACCCGACAGCGAAGAAACCAGCAGCATACCTCTATGGTCTACCTGTTATCTCTTCTAACCTCGTGCCAAACGTAGCAAGTACTAATGGACGTTACAATGTACTCGTACATAAAGACGCTATTCACTACGCTACTGCTCCACTTGGTGCAGGCGGTTCACAATCAGGATCTATGGTTGGTTCTATGGGCGTTCGTGTTCAATCTCACTATGTACCTGAATACCTCTCAACAGTTACTACTGCAGACATTCTCTTCGGTGTAATTGAAAACCGAGACAACGCAGGTGTCGCTATCATGACACACGCTTCAGCAGCGTAAATCTAGTTTAGATTGTTCTTGCCCTTTTTGTCAGAATCAAAGGGGCAAGGATTCTGAGTACAATCTTATAAGTTAAAAATGTAAAATATATGGAAGGACACGTTGTTATCTCTCCACACCTAACAAGAACTAGCGACAAAATAGACCCTAAAACTGGTGTCATCGTTAGTCGTGTTGTGCGAGAACCTACAGGTACAGTAAAGAAAGTACAAGAAATTATAGAAAACTCTACTGAAGACGGAAAATAAACTATGAAAGTATATTACATCGGTGGTGGTTACGAATCATGTTACTATGTACGATGTCTGCTTCCTCTTGTAGCCAATGGCTATGACGGAGACAAAACATCAATACGGGGTAAACGTGTATCACCAGAAAAAATGATGCAAGGTGCTATGGATGCAGACGTGATTGTATACCACAGACCAATGGATCCGAAGATGCTTGAAAGTGCTAAACTTCTAAAACTAGCAGGTAAAAAAATTGTCATGGACAATGACGATACTTACAGTAAAGATAGTGGCGTACCACTCAACATATTTAAAGGGTTAAAACAATCTCTTGAAACTATCGTGCAAGGTATTGATAAGAGATTAAAAGACTTTGCAGAACTTGCAGACCTTGTAACAGTTACAACAGAGGTACTTGCAGAAGAGTATCGAGCATATAATAAAAATGTAGTTGTGCTTAAAAATTGTGTTGACCCAGATGATTGGGACGAACCACAAAGAAATGACGACGGTAAAATAAGAATAGGTATCGTTGGTTCTGTAGCAAGTAATCAAGATTATAAAAGCATTATTCCTCTCCTTGATATACTCAAAAATAGAGAAGATGTGCAATTAGTTCTCTTTGCACTTCCAAATAAGACAAAAGAGACGGAACATACTGTTGAGTTATTCAAACAAGAATTTGATTTTTGGGGAAAATACAAACCAGAGTGGCACTCGTTCGTAGCACATCAAGACTACAACTCTAAACTCAATGATCTAAAGTTAGATATAATGTTGATTCCACGATTTGATTCCTACTTTAACAGAGCAAAATCGAATCTAAAGTTCCTTGAAGCATCTATGTGTGAAATACCTGTCATTGCACAATCATTTTCAGATGGACTAAGCCCTTATGAAGTGAACGAAAGCGACAGAGCGTATATGCTCCTAGCATCCTCTACAGACGATTGGATTACTAAAACGCTATCACTCATAGATAACAAAGAAAAACGCCTAGAAATGGGCAAAATGGCTCACCAGTATGTATTAAAAGAATATAATATACACTCTAACGCCCACTTGTGGGACAATGAGTACAGAAAACTATGCGAACAATAAAAATTCAGAACAGTAAAATCTTCACTTTAGTTGGAGAATACAAGGCAAAAGCTCAAGAAATCAACAAAGTTGTTGATGAAATTGAGAAGATTGAAAAGGAACGTAACAAGATTGGCTTACAAATTCAAAAACTCAAAGATAAACTCTCTCCTTTGGTTGAGAAAGCAACAGAATCAGAAGTTGGTGAGTTCGAAATGGTAACAAACATTCAACAAAGTAAAGAAGATGGAGTTGTTGAGGTAGACATCTTCGACCAAGTAGAAGAATATAAGGAAGCACTACGAAAAAAGAAAGCAGAAGCAAAAACTGCATAATATAAAGAGGGGTAAAATCCCTCTTCTGGTAAACATGGGGCAATATAAGCCCACCGCAATCATGTTTATCAGAAAAAGGATTGTATCTTTACAAAAATATATGCTATAATAATAGTATATCTGTTGCGGGTACTTTTTAAATGGTATTCAATGATACAACAAATCAACAAGGCTTATATCAAGACGCATTATATCTAGTTTCACAAAACAGCACGTCATACCCGATTGCTGATTTTACTCGTAATGCAAACCGAGCACTAGACAAAGTGGTTAGTCTTATTCTATCGTCAGATGGACGTTGGCAATGGGACGATACAAACAATACAGACTTGCCTATTGGTGTAACAGACCTTATCATAAACCAACAAGACTATACATTTGACCAAGAGTACCTAGACATTACACGAATAGAACTTAAAGATAGTTCAGGTAACTGGCACTTTCTTACACCTTTCGATCAGACAGACTTGAACCCTACACAATACGCAGCACTTCCTAATACCGCAGTTGGTTCTGCAGGTATAACTTCTGATTACTCACTCACAGACTTTCTAAAGAATCCAGGGCAACCAATCTACTACGACAAACTAGGTACATCTATTTTCCTATACCCTAAACCTAACTACTCACAGACAGGAAGTCTTAAAGCGTACTTCCAACGTAAAGCAAATTACTTCGTTGCAGGAGATACAATAAAAGAACCTGGCTTTGCAAAACATCTTCATCGTTATCTTTCTTTGTCTGCAGCATATGATTATGCGATTGCAAAAGGACTAGCAAAAGCAAACCAACTACGACAAGAAATGCTTGTCATGGAGAAAGAAATTACAGAATTTTACAACATTAGAAAGAAAGACGAGAAGGTCGTATTAGTAGCACGAAAAACTTCTAGTATATGACAACACAATGGGACAATCAGGACAGATACGAGGGACAAGTTTCGATACAATACAATGAACCTGATATAACATATAACGAAGTCGGTTATCAATATAATGGCAAGTTAGGGACTATATGGACTGAACTTGACCGAGAACAATCATGAGTACAACATTTCCTACAACTAAACAGACAGTACCGAATCCTATTGCAACGGACTTGCTAGAAAACGCAAGTGCAACGCTAGATCACGACTATCAACACGCTACTATCAACGATACAGTTGAAGCACTTGAAGATAAAGTAGGTATTGATGGAGATACTAACCACGACTCGCACTCTTATAAACTTGCTCTTATCACAGGTGCAAACCAAGCAGTTTCTACAGACGGAACAGGTCAAACACTGACAAACATCACACTTACAAATCCACAAATGAACTTTGGTGGAGATGCAACAGGTGATATGTACTATCGTAGTGCATTAGGAACTACAACACGACTTCCTATTGGTTCTGCAGGTAATATCATTCAGACTTCTGCATCAGGCATACCAGAATGGGTTGCTAACCCTGCTGCGTCAGATGCAAGTACTACAGTGAAAGGTGTTTCAGAACTTGCTACACTTGCAGAAACTCTTGCAAGAACCACTACAGGTGGAACAGGTGCTAAACTTGTTGTAACACCAGACAACCTAACAACAGTACAAACATACGACTATGCTGCATCAGCAACAGGAAATGACACTTACGTTATCACTGTTACACCAGCACCAACAGCATATGTAACAGGACAAAAATTCACTTTTAAAGCAGACGTTGCTAACACAGGTACTTGTTCTCTTAATGTAAATTCACTTGGTGCAAAAAACATCGTCACTAATGTCTCTTCACAACTTTCAGATGGAGATATTGCAGCAGGACAAGTTGTCACAGTAGTTTATGATGGTACTAATTTCCAATTAGCAAGTGGTTCTTCAAGAAGCCTACGTTCATACGCTGCAGGTGTAGCACAAGGTTCTGGTTCTTCACAAACTATAGCTCACGGACTTGGAACAGTACCTAGATTTGTTAGATTTTCTTCGACAGCAAACCCAACATCAGGTACAGATCATGTGTTTTCAAATGGTAGTTATGACGGAACAACAAACAGATGTGTATACTCAGCTGGTAACACACTTATAAATGGTACTGATACAACATATACAATAAAACTTGAAACAAACTCAGGAACTGCTGCATATGTTAGAGGAGCAATAACTCTTGACTCTACAAACATAACAATTACTTGGACTACCAACATATCAGCAAGTTCTGTTGCATATATGTTCTGGGAAGCATTTGCATAACATGTATAAAGACGGAGTAGTCACATTCGGAGAATGGTTCAAAGGTATGGTCAAACACCCTATCTATGGTTTTGGACTACTTAAAAACTTGGAAATCTTTGAGAACAAAGGCATTGCTAAAATAAACAACAGAACTGTTTTAGACACAAGTATAACTCCAGGACAACTTCCTATCGCTGGTATTAAAGACGTAAACGGAAACATATACATTGCTACAGGAGAAACTGGTGCAGGTATTGTTGCAAAGAACGGAACATCACTACAGTCTGGTCTTGCTAATGTATGGGACATGAAAATCTACAAAGATTATCTGTGGGTACGCCACGCAGATGTTATGTCTTGCTATGGGCCGCTAACTTCAGCAGGTGCTCAATGGTTCGGAAACGTAGGAACTGGATTTAATGGAAACTATAGGGGTAACATTATCATCGGACAAGATGACATCATGTACATCACAAATGGTAATGATATTGCTTCAGTAACTGTAACTGCTAGTGGCGTTGTAGCTGTAGCACCAACAATAAGTCTAAACTTATCTGCTCTTGACCTACCAGAGGGGCAATTTGCCACTTGTATAGCAGAATATGGTCGTTGGTTGATGATAGGTACAGGTGGCGGTGGTTCATACTCTCAAATGGGTAGTTTCAAGACTGCTCGTATCTATCCGTGGGACAGAGTATCTTCATCAGTACAACTTCCTATTATCTTTAACGAAAACGGAATACAAGCTCTTGTTCAACACGCTAACAGACTCTTTGCAGTAGCAGGAGATCAAGGAAATGTTTACGAAACTGATTCAACGAGTTACAGAAAAATAGCAACGATACCATATGTAGAAACAGGAGTACTTGCACCAATGACTGTATTTCCTAATGCTTTTACTGTTTCACAAAAAGGAACGCTTCTTGTTGGTGTCTCAGTAGGTACTACTTATGGGAAAGCAGGTGTATATGAAATTGATATAAGCAATTCAAGTTACCCTGTATGTCTAAAGAACACAATCTCAACAGGAAGCACTAATTCTAATTCAGGAAGAATACAAATTGGCTTTGTTTACCCACAAGATTACACAACAACTCGAATTGGGTGGCAGGATGTTGCTTCTTTCGGTGTTGATACAACAGACTTTCGAACATACGCAGACTATGGTGCTGTTATAGAAACAGAAATGGTAAAGGTTGGAACTTTCAATAATAAAAAAACATTCGAACATATTGAGTGGTGTTTAGCAGAACCTCTTGTTTCAGGACAGAACATACGCATTTCATATAGATTAAACAACAAAGATTCATATACACCTATTAACACTTGGGGATTTGGAACACAAGGAAGTGTTTTGTCTTTTGAAGATATTGCACATATAACAAATGCAGAATATATACAGTTAAAGATTGAACTAGACCAAGCACTACTTACTCTATATGGTTCAAATATAAACCTAATAAGTATACGTCTATGGTAGAACCTCATGTACATAATGGTGTTGATACACCACAGGTAGTAGGTAGTGATTTGGTGAACGCACCACAGACTGCTATGACTACAGCAAACGCTACTGCACTCTCTACTGGTGGTGCATCGGTTCTTTCCACATCAGATGCAACTGTTATCAACAATATGCGAACACGAATAAATGAGTTAGAAACAAAACTTCGTGCATTAGGCTTAATTTTATAGTATAATATAAACATATATGGCAAACTTCCCAACAATAGGCTTAGGTCAAGCAGGACAAAATGCTTTCAATAATAAATGGGCAGGTTATACACCACCTGTTGCTCCTGCTCCAACACCTACCGCTCCAACACAACAATCTACAGCACCAAAACCACCAACTCTTCCTACGCAACCTGCACAACAAGGTGCTACAGTTATTCCTGTAACTACTATGGGATCACAGCAACAAATAAACATTCCTACACAACAGCAACCAATGACTGCACCTGTCACAATGAACTATGCAGATCAGTTAATGCAACAGGCTAATGCAGATACCCAAAATACACAAGTTCAGGACTATCAAAATCAATCTATTATGCAGATGCTAGATGCGTATAATAATCTTGCAGGTGAAAGTGCATATCGTACACAAGCTACACAGGATTCAAATATAAATGGTCTAAAGCAAAATCTACAAAACATAAACAACCAAATCCTCACAAAACAAGCAGAAATACAGCAAGATGATGTTAGACTTGCAGCAGGACTAAATAACATAGAGAAAAAAGCGATTCCTATGGAGTTTATTACTGGTCAGCAACAATCAGTACAGCGTGATGCACAAATTGCACGAGCATTAAAGATGTCAGAAATTGGTGTACTTAATGCACAAGTACTTGCAGGACAAGGAAACATTGAACTCGCACAGAAAACAGTAGACGAAGCGGTTGCAGCAAAGTTCGCACCATATAAAGAGTTTATTGATATTCGCCAAAAACAACTTGATGCTATCGCTCCTTTACTTAGTAAAGCGGAAGCAAAACAAGCAGCAGCACAGAAACTAAAGACTGATCTTTCACTCAGAAAACTCGACAAACTAGAAAGTGACGAAAAAGATGCACAAAAAGCTGCACTTACAGCAGGTTCTAATGGTGCTCCTGCAAGTCTAGTAGCAAAAATGGCACAAGCAAAAAATCTATCTGAAGCTCTTGCTATTGGTGGTCAATATATGTCTGATCCACTTGATCGAGCAATTAAGTCAGCACAATTAAGAAAACTTAACTTAGAAAATGCACCACAGCAAGTTGCAGATAAAGTTTTTTCAACTACAGAAAAGATTGCAAATATAGATGGAATGCTATCTAACAACGCAGGTATAAGAGGATCAGCAGGTCCTACAAGACTACAACGTGGTGGAATACTAACAGTAGTTCCAAGAGGTAAACTAAACGCAGATATTCAGCAACTTATTTCACAAACAACGCTCGATAATCTTATCAATGCTAAAGCAAAGGGTGCTACATTTGGTGCATTGTCTGAGGGTGAACTAAAACTATTGTCTGCTTCTGGTTCAAAACTAGCCACATGGGCTATTACTGATAAAAATGGTAATATAGAAGGATTTAAAGCAAGTGAAAAACAAGTTCGTGATGAATTAAACAAAATCAGATCGTATGCAACACGAGACTATGAATTAACAACAGGACAAAAATACGCTCCAATTACTGAAGATAGTTTTGTTGATTCTATTATTAGTAGTTCTGCATCATCACCGTTTGCATCTCTAGGTGCTACACAATAAATATATGAATTACACACAAGACCAAGCAAAAAAAATATACCAAAGTGCAAAAGACAAAGGTTTAGATCCTGATGTAGTAATGGCAAAACTTGTAGCAAAAGGTGCTGTTATAGAGGGTATAGATATGAACCAAGCACGAGAATTTGCTTCAAAACAAACACCACAAGAACCAAACTATCTACAACGTGTCGGATCAGGACTAAAAGACCAAGCACTACGAGCAGCACAAGGTGCAGAAACAGGAGCACAAGCATTAGAAAAAGGAGTGAACATGACAGATGCTAACGGAATTATCACACCAAAAGGCGTAGTTACTGCGGTTGGTGGTGCTTTACGTTCAGGTCTTCGTGCAGCAGGTAGTGCAGCAAACGCTATAGCAACACCAATAGTAGAAGCACCAGGCGTTAAACAGGCTACAGAAACGGTTGTAGGTGGTGCTGTTAAAGGCATACAAGAACTTCCAGGTGGTGCAGAAGCATTTCAGAAACTCCGTGATCTAGCAGTGAAAAATCCAGAAATTGCAAAAGATGTAGAAGACATATTCAACCTAGTGACTACTGGTGCAGGTGCTAAAGTTGCTAAAGTAGGTGCAGAGGGTGCAATAGGAGTAGCGAAAGCAGGAGAAAAGGCAGTAGGACAAGGACTTGAAAGTGGAATGAAACTAGCAGAGAATGTAATACCAAAGTCTGACGAAATCATGAATCGTGTTGCACGTCTCACACCTAAACAAGCAAATACTTTTGAAAAACTTGCTGGTAAAACTCATGGAGAATACTTACGAGAAACAGGAAACTTTGGTACACCAGATCAGATAATCAAAAATGAAGCAGAGAAGTTTACTAAATCAATTCAAAGTGTAGACGAGACACTTGCTACACTACCTGGAACATACAAGAGTGGCGTTATTGAAGATGCTCTAACTGGTCTGTCAGAAAAAGCAGCAGCAACCTCTAGTAAAAATGTTAAATCTCCTATACTTGCGAAAGTTGCAGAATATGAAGCTAAACTAGCAGACGGTGGATTAACTATGTCAGAAGTGAATGATATAAAAAGACTCTATGAAAGAAATGTAAAACTTGGCTATAACAAACTCATGAATGCAGACAAAGTAGAACAGGCTACTAATATTGATAATGCTTTGAGAAGTTGGCAAGTTGGTAAAGCTAAAGAACTCGGTTTTGAAAACATAGCAGAACTAAACAAACAAACACAACTATCTAAATTTATAGTTGATAAACTCGGAGATCAAGTCGTAGGTAAAAATGGTCTTAATGATGTAACACTCACAGACTGGATTATGTTATCTGGTGGTGATCCTACTGCTGTTGGTGGATTCTTAACAAAGAAATTCTTCTCTAGTAAAAAGGTACAGTCAAAAATAGCAGAAATGCTAAATAAAGGAGAAGTTAAAGGTCAGATAGTTCCGAAAGTTACGACTTCCAAGAAATAACTGCCACAATAAGTATGAATATGATTATAAAAGGCATATAAACATCATACAATCATATCAATAGTAAAGTCAAATAACTTATCCACATATGCTTTCAAAAGAACAAAAGATAGAAAAACTCAAAAAGATAGTTAATACAACCGACAAGATTAACTCTCTTGGTTCTATTTTTGTTGCAAAGAAATTAGATGAAATAGATGAGCAAATATCGTTGTTAGATAACACTATTGCAGACTATATAGAAAGTGTACCTACCGCAAAGAACGGAGAGAAAGGAGAGAAAGGAGAGAAAGGAGATCAAGGTGAACGTGGTGAGCAAGGTCTACATGGAATGAAAGGAGACAAAGGTGACAAGGGAGAACGTGGTGAGAAAGGCGAGAAAGGTGATGATGGATTTGGGATTGATGGAAAAGACGGAAAAGATGGAGTAAACGGTAAAGATGGTTCGCCAGATACACCAGAAGAGATTGTAGTAAAACTTAACACATTAGAAAAAGTACTTGATAGAAAAGTTATCAAAGGACTTGAAACATTTGTAGATCAATCAAACCTTGATAGGGCTATTTCTATACTAGATCAACGTACACAGTTTCTTCTAAGTAAAAGAACAGCACCAGATCCAGTCGCTACAGCATGGGGTACTATCACTGGTACTCTTTCAGACCAGACAGATTTACAGGCAGCGTTAGATGCAAAATTCACACTTCCATCACTAACAGCAGGTTCAGTATTATTCTCTAACGGTACAACTATTGCACAGGATAACGCTAATTTCTTTTGGGATGATACAAATAACCGACTTGCAATTGGAACGACAACACCGACTGCAAGGCTTCACGTTGAAACAGATGCACTTGGAACAACTCAAGCAACGTCTTCTGGTATCTTATTAGAAAATACTACCGCTGCTGCATCAGGACTGCAACAGATTTCTCCAGCATTAGAGTTTAAGGGTCGTGGTTGGAAGACTACAGCAACGGCTGCTTCACAAACAGTAGCATTTAGACAGTATGTTCTACCAGAACAAAACATTACTAATCCAACAGGTGCTTTAGTATTCCAAAGCGATGTAAACGGTGCAGGGTACAATACTCGAATGGCTATTACTACTGCTGGGAATGTTGGTATTGGTACAATATCTCCGAGTGCATTGCTGTCAGTAACTACTATTGCAAACAGTGGAACATTATTGTCATTAGGAGCAAACAGTCAGCAGGGATTATTCAGGGTTGGTTATAACGCAGGTGCTACTACTTTGACATCATCTGAATACGGAACATTCACAATAGCAACTAATGGTGGAAATCAGAATATCAACATAATGCCACACGGAACAGGTAAGGTTGGTATAAACACTGCTTCACCAAGTTCACCACTGCATGTATCAAGTTCAACAACTACAATTACAGGTAGATTTACTGGTAACGGTATTTCTAACAGAGTAATCATTGAAGGAACTGGTGCTGGGATTTCAAGTCTAAGTTTTGCAGAAACAAATATAGGTTCAAGATGGGGTATAGGTTCTGTACTTTCAACACAGGCTTTTGTTATTTCAAAATCAGGAGATTTAACAGGAGCAGGAAATCTTGTTGTTGAGATAGGCCAAAGTACTCGAAATATGGGTATTCAATTATCAGGAGCTACTGCTAAAATACATATCGCTGCAGGCTCAGCAGCTGCAGGTACAGCACCAATTAAACTAACAAGTGGAACAAATCTGACAACACCAGAAGACGGAACATTTGAGTTTGATGGTACAAATCTTTACTTCACAGTCGGAGGAGTAAGAAAAACAGTAACATTAGTATAATTATATGAAATATGAATTAATAACAACATCAATATCAGGCGAGACAACTGTAATGCAGGATATTCTTGATGAATATGGAAATGTTATAGGACAAGAACCAACTGACGAATATGAAGTAAAGATTACATTGGAATTAAAACCAACAGATGATATTGCACCACATTTCTACAAAACAATCGCAGTTAAAAGTGATAATCACATGACAGGATTTGAAGTAGACGATCAGCGAGAACAAGCAGTGACAGACTTTATGGCAAGTATCAACGAATAATGGTATAATAGAGATATATATGGACAAACTAAAAGAAGTAAAAAAGATTATACAAATGATGAATGAGGGTTCTGTAACCACACAGGACTTGCAGACTTTTATTACAGCAACACTTGAGTTTGTAAAAAAACAGAAAGACGAATTTCTTCAAATTTCACAAGAAAGTATTTCTGAAATAGACAAAATCGTCCAGTATATAGAAAAAGAACACAAAAAAACTCTTCAAAAAGTTGATGAAAAAAGTTATAAACTCGAACAAGAACTCACAAAACAAATACAAGAAGTCAAATACCTTTTAGAGGGTGCTAAAAATCTTATACCTCTTGATGGTAAAGATGGACTTAATGGTAAAGATGGTAAAGACGGAAGCCCAGATACCCCTAAACAGATTGTAGATAAAATAAACACTCTTGAAAATGCTATAGATCCTAAAACAATTAAAGACTCAGCAACTTATGTACGAAAAAATGACCTAGACTATGCTGTCAGTGTGCTTGAAAACCAGACACGCTTTCTTATAGC